ATGGAAAAATATCTTAAAGAGATTATTAGTCAAAAAGGCTTAAGTGAGGCATATAAGGAATGTATTCATATGATTGAAAGTCTGATGAACACAGCAAGCTGCTATAAGTCTGATACCGAAAAGCTTAAAACTATTAAAAGCCTCATCGGAATAATCGAGGAGGCTGAAATCGAGAGTATTTATAAAGCATGAATAAGCCGAAACCGCTCCCAAATGGAGCGGTCAGCAGGAGATGACCTCCCTGCTCTGATGATGGCAGGTCGGAAAGAAGGTGGGTACTATGCTATATAAAAAGAAATCTGCCGACGAACTAAATCGCCAACAGATAAAAGAAACAATTAGAATCTACACTCCGAATGGCAATGTATATGGATATGACCAAACTGCTTTAATTCGAAACTCACTTCAAAAGAGGATAGAACGACAGTTAAGAGAAAAATTAAAAGAAAAAGATTATTAAATCCACTCATATTCTTTATTAATTCTATTGATAATTTGTTTCCAGTCAATCTCATTTTTAGTTCTATATTTTTCAAGCAAAATCATAGTTTGAAAAGTTGATATTAATCTTTGTTCTTTAATTTCGTCTTCATTACATATTAATACATTTAACATTGATAGTTCTTCTAAAGGCATAAAACCATAAGATTCCGAAAACTGCTTTAGTCCTTTTGGATTATAATCTGTAAATCCATTAATTTTTTCTTCTAATTTCTCACCATCTCCAAAATGATAATCTTCTATATTGTGTTCATATTTAGAGTAATAAGAGAAAAATGTTGACATCTTTCCAGATTTATCTAATCCTGCAAAAATAATGTTTAAACGATTGTCTATTATATATACCCTGTATCCTAAAGGAAAATGTTCAGGCTTATATTCCTGAAGATTATTTGCGTAGGAATGTATTTTAGATTTATATATTTTTAAATAATCAGGAAAAATATCATGCAAACAATCTATTAAAGATTTACAGTATAAAGCTATATCATAATTCAAACAATTTATTTCATGCTTTAAGGGAATTGAAAAATCAAGCGACATAATTAGCTCACCTCCTTTTAACTAAATTATATCACAAAGCCGAAACCGCCACAAGGCGGTCAGCAGGAAATGACCTCCCTGCTCTGATGATGGCAGGTCAATGAAAGGAGCTGGAAAGCAAATGAATATTACAGAAAAAATCAATGGAACGCACACAGTAATTGCAAACTTTGCAGATAAGGTGGTACTTGCATACAATCCGTATGCCGCTGAACCATATGTAGTCTGGTATTTAGACAATGATGGTGACCCATATTGTGGAGTTTATACGGATAACATACACTTTGCAAGGCACAAGTTTTGCGAAAGGGTAGTATCCTGTACAGCAATAGGAGATTTTATACGCAATGGTTGTTAAAATGTTTGATAATCGTGGAATGCAATTACTTTACGATAAAGAAAATAAGCATTATATAATCAAAACGCCAGCAGGCACAATAAGCAAATATGATAGTCCTCGTATTGCTTGGGCTATGTATATATATAAGCTTGATACGATGGTTAAAAAACAGATAGAGGAAATGCTCACTAAGGGCAATGAAAATATATAAGGAGAGATAAAAATGGGATTTGGTACACTTGTTAAAAGCGTGAAAATTGAGCGTACGCTCAAAAAAGCCAAGAAACTTTGTAAGACAAAGAGAGATTTTGATTACTTTATCAAAGGGCTCAAGGACGAAAGGGATTTTAGAGAACTTATGAAAAGCACAGCATCAGACTATTGGTCAGGACGAAAGATGACTTTTCCTCCTCTACAAAAGCAAGAGGCACAAAATCAGAATGAACATCAAGAAACATAAACAGCCGAAACCGCCACAAGGCGGTCAGCAGGAGATTGACCACCCTGCTCCGATGATGGCAGGTCGTTTAAATAAGCCATAAACGATAGTTAAAAAATAGTTTAATAATTATTGATATAGAAATGAGGTGACGATTATGGAAACATACTTAACTATTAAGGAGACTGCTGAGCTTAAAGGCTGCAGTACAAGATATTTAAGGCAAGCTGCTTTGAGTGGAACTGTAAAGGCAAAAAAAGAACTCAATGATAAGAACAGACCGCAGTATTTAATACCACTCTCAGCACTTGACACTAAACTACAGCTAAAATATCAAAAAGCTCATGGATTGGTATTGCCTGAAGAGGAAGTTGATACATCAAGCAGAACAATAGAAGAGCTTAATGAGCAACAACGAAATCAGATAAATACATGGTTATTGATAATCGAGAACTGGCAAAGTTTCAGAAATCAATATAAAGGCAGTAAGGCGGAAGCTGATAAGGCATATATAGCGTTAGTATCTGAAAAATATCCAGATATAAAAATTACATATGATATTTTGCAACGCAAATACAATGCAATAAGAAAAGGTGATAAAGTGGCTCTTGCTGATGGGCGTGGTTATACACGCAAGGGAGCAAGCAGTATACCTGCCACTGTATGGGACGCTTTTTTATACTATTACTTGGATGAAAGACAATATCCAGTAAAAAAGTGTTATGAGTATACAAAGTTATGGACAAGAGAAGAACAGCCTCATCTATTAGAACAGATTCCTTCGTACTCAACATTTTGCAGGCATATAGAAAATGATATTACGGAAGGCTTAAAAACTCTTGGAAGATATGGCGAGAAAGCTTTCAAAGACCGATATGCTCCATATATCAAACGCTTATATGACAATATGGAAAGCAATGAGTGGTGGATTGCAGATAATCACACATTCGATGTAATGACTACAGACGGAAAAACAACTCACAGACTATACCTTACAGCCTTTATGGACGCAAGAAGCGGAATATTAACAGGTATTTATGTTACTAATAACCCAAGCTCACAAGCAACACTTATTGCATTGCGTAAGGGTATTATGGAATACGGGATACCAGCTAACATATATGTTGATAATGGTCGAGAATTTTTGACCTTTGATGTTGGTGGTCTTGGACACAGACAGAAGAAATCGACTAAGGATAAATTTACTCCGCCGCCTATTTTTGAGCGTCTTGGCATTAAGATGACAAACGCTATTGTACGCAATGCGAAAGCAAAGATTATTGAACGAAGATTTCTTGACCTCAAGAATAGTATAAGCCGTCTTTTTGAAACATTTACAGGCGGAAATGTACTTGAAAAGCCAGAATCGCTTAAAACGATTTTAAAGAGCGGAAGAATTCCGAATGACATAGACTTCACAAAACAAATAGAGATGATTGTTAAGTATTACTTTAACAGAGATGTATATAACGGAGCTGTTGCAAAAGATAAAGGTAAACCAAAACAGCAGGTTTATGAAGAAAATCTATTGCATAAGCGAGTTGCTGAAGAAAGTGAACTTAATCTTATGCTTATGAGGTCATCAAAAGCTCAGACTGTCGGCAGAAGAGGCGTACATCTTACAGTATCAGGACAGCGTATAGACTACTTCAGCAAAGAATTGCTTGATATGCAGGGCAAGAAAGTATATTACAGGTATGACCCTGACAATATTGGTGAAATACGCATATACGACCTTGAAGACCGCTATCTTATGACTGTACCTGCTGATAATACAGCAATATGTGAATATGGTGCAAGCAAAGAAGAAGTATCTGCTGCAATGCATAAGGTTAAAGAGTATGAAAGCATTGTTAAGAAATCACTCAAAGCTAAAAAAGCATTGGTACTTGGTAAACACACTGCTCTTGACCTTGTACTTAGAGAGGTTGAGCGAAATAAGGAAATTTCTATCACGCCAGCCAATCCTGTGATCACGATACAGCGTGCAGATGAATCATTACCTGAAGCTGTTGGCGGAAGCACAAGAGCAAATGTAGACATAGACAGAATGATACATAGTGCTGAAAGACGCAAGAAACAGAAAGGATGAGTAATTATGGCAAACAAGCAATTACAAGAAAAGCTGAAAAACTATATAAGCGAAAGTGGTTCGCTTAGTTCGGCGGCAAAAGCAATCGGACTTAGTCCTGCGACTCTTAGTACATATCTTAAAGACAAGTATGAAGGAAATGTCGCAAATGTGGAAACTCGTTTAACAGAAATTTTTGAAACTGTAGAAGCAGCAAATAACCTTTTGAGCAAAACAAATACTGTTGGATATGTTGAAACATCTATATCTATGGGTGTTTATAAGACTATCAGGCTTTGTCATCTTAAAGGTGGTATTGCAAGAGAGAGCGGTGATGCAGGTATTGGCAAAACAATGGCTGCGAAACAATATATTAAGGATTATCCGAATAGTGCAATATATATTTCAGTGAACCCTTGTACATCGGGTGTAGTTGCTTGTTTGAAATTGATATGCAAAACACTCAGGTTAAGAGAAAGCAGAAAAGATGATATGTGGTTTTCAATAAGCAATGCCTTATCTGGTGAAAAAGTACTTATTGTAGATGAAGCACAACACTTACCTATTAAGACAGTAGAAGCTCTCAGAGCTTTTTCGGATGTCAATCCACAGCTTGGCATTTGTCTTATTGGTAATCTTGAGACAGCTGGCAGTAACAATAAGCCTGCATATGCACAAATCGCAAACAGAACGAAGATAAAACAAATAAGATTGACATCAGACATTGAATATCACGATATTGAATTGCTTTGTCCTGCTCTTCATGGAAAAAAAGAAATAACATTTTTACTGAATATTGCACATTCTCCGCAAGGTCTGCGAGGAGCAATAAATGTATATAGCAATGCTCTTGATAATCAAAATATCAGCTATGAAGGTCTATCTGCAATGGCATCAGCTATGCAAATAACAATGAATTAACGGAGGGAAATATAATGACAGAACAGGAAAATCGTAAACTTACTGAATTATCAATAACTTTAGCCAAAGCGTGCAAAGAAGATAATAATGAAGTAATAAATGAAACAATACCAGAAATAGTTCAGTTATATTTTAGATTTTTAGGAGGAATTTCAATAACTCAACTCACTCATCCAATGGCAATTGTTGCAATGAGAAACTTCACGAAAACACTTGAATCAATGGCAACAAAAGATGATATTGAATTTGCGGATACAATAATGGAAAATTTTGACATAATCGCAGTTGTTAAACCACTTTAAAATACTTGGGGCTGTATGCCCCACCTTAATGCGGCTCATCAGTTTTTGATGAACGGTCACAAGCCCGGCAACGCAGAGTGGGGATAAATTTAAAGGAGTGATAAAATGGCAAAGAAAAATTTTCAAAAGACACCTCTTGAGCGTGCTCAGCATGAAAAAGCTGTCAAGGTTAGAAAAATGACTGACAGCCAGCTTTGTGAATTTATTGATACGCTTTCCGATAAAGCTCAAGCTAATAATACTGTAGAAAATTTCATACAGCATCTTCAAGAGCATGGCTATCGTGGAATTGGTACAGCAACGCTTGCTAAAATCAAAAGTATTGCTCTCAAAGAGGGATTTATAAAGGAGGTATAGCAGTAGTGGCTAAAAAAATGACCGCAAAAGAAAAAGCTGAACGAGCAAAAATCAAAAAGGAACTCCAAAAACAAGGAGTTATTCCACCTAATAAAAAACCATTGAATCGTGAAAAATTTATATCAGAATCTTCAGAAGAATTTGATGAGGTATTCAAAAATAATATTTATGGAAGTACATTGTATTTGCTTGAAGCAGTGCAAATAATGACTGTACACCGTACAATGACGGAAAAGCATAGTTTACAAGCTGTTGGTGCAGCTAAAGCATTAAAGATAGCAGCAAGATTAAAGCAATTTAGTGAAAAATTAAAGTCAGAAGGTCGCACTACATATAAAATCGAAGAAAGCTATGAATATATCAAGGACATTATTGACCTATAAAGGAGAATGTTTATGGAAAAATCAAAGAAAATTCAGAAAAACGGTTCAATCTCAATACCGAAAGATATGAGATTTGAAACGGGCTTACACTCCGGCACAGCAGTTGATATAAGAAGTGATGGTGAAAAAATCGTCATTACTCCTCATGCGGCTGCTTGTCATTTTTGTGCTTCAATCGAAGATATTATATTTGTTGAGGATTGTAAACTTCATATTTGTAAAAGTTGTGCAAATAAGATTATCAAGGCGGTGAAGACTGATGATTGATACAAACTTGATTGACCAGCTCACAACTATAAAATCGAAGATAACAGAGCTTACAGCAGAAAAAGAAAAGCTTGAAGCTGAGATTATTTTTGCAAGCAGTAAGGATTTAGAGAATACAAAGTATAAAACGGTTACATATGCTTCTGAACAAGGAAATAAAGTAACTGCAACAATTGCTGAAACTCTCAAGCTCACATATCCTACATTGCTTAAGAAAATATTTGGAGCAGCATATAGCGACGCAGTTAAGGAGGAAACAAAGTACACGCTTACAACTCCTGCAAAGCGTATGCTCACAAAGGTATGGACAGGCTCATATATTAAGCAATCGCTTAATGACGCCATTGCTCAGTTGCCAGTAGACGATACAATACGCAAAAAGTTAGCCAAGAAGCTCAAGGGTGCAAATTTTGAAACAGATAAGAAAAATCTTATCAATATCGGCGGTTTATCAGAGCAAGAAGCAAATGAATATGCTTATCTCATCAGCGAGGCGGCAGCTTGGCAGAGCTACAGCACCTTGCTTGAACTTAATGGTATAACAAGCGATAGTGATATTGCTGAAATAACAAAGCTTATTGATACTGCTATGATTGTTGATGAGAGTACAAAAATCTCAGTTGAGTAGGTGAGGCTATGTGGAAACTTGGTTGAAAATGGCTGAACGCTGTAAAACAAACTATGAGTATGCTGAGCGTGAACTTGATATTTTATATCAGCGAGATGAAAAGACAGAAAATGATAAAAGACGAATCTGCATACTCGAACAGATTTTTTACGAGCAGAAATATCAATATATGCAATGCATGAGATTAGCGAAGAAAATTAAATAAGGAGCTGAAATTTATGACAAAACAGCAGATACAACGGATATACGGTATGGGCTCAATACTCGGTATACTTGAAAGTGGTAATAAGCGTGATAACCTACATCTGCTTGTCGAATCAATAACAGGCAAGGATAGCATAAAGACTCTTACAGATGATGAATACAAGGCAGTTGTACATGAACTTGCAGAACGCATACATATACAAAATCTTGGAGAACCTCCTGCAAAGATAAGACGAACAGCAAGATATGAGGAACAGCCAGGCGGTATGAGTGAAGGACAGCAACGCAAGGTGTGGCATTTAATGTATGAGCTGAAAAAATTCGATAAAAAGAAAAGCTCAAAATCACTCGGCGAAAGGCTGTGCGGTATAATAAAAAAAGAGGTCGGTGTTGACGCACTTCCTGAAAAACCACTTGTCTGGCTTACATACCAACAGGGCAGCAAGCTGATTGAGGCAATAAAGAGGTACATAAGAAGTGCCGAACGCAAGGCTATGAGGGGTGATGGTGAATATGGATAGTTTTGAAATACAGCTCTCTGACCTAAGAGGCGAACAACGAGAAATTGCACAGGCAATCGGAATCAAGGCGTATATAGAGCTTGTCAAGCTTTATGGTGGTTCTAATATCTATATTGCAAAAATGGATAAGCTGTTTTGTATAAAGCGTGATGCAGAAATTATACGACACTTTAACGGCGAAAATTATACCTCACTTGCAAAGCAATACGGTTTATCAGAAAGAGCTGTAAGAACTATAGTAGCTGATTATATGAATGAAATGTATGGTTCGGAGCAGACCTCGTTATGGTAAAAATTGAAGAAAAAAAGAGAAATATTTCATATATTTTACTTCAAAGATTTAAGGTATCATTAAGTTAAGACTTAATGATACCTTTTTCGTTTGGTGGTGAAAAAATGGAATTCGGAGCAGACACCTGGTGGCTCGTTGGGCTTGCGGTGACAATAGCAATCGGCATAATAGGCTATTTCCTGAAAAGAACGATGTCAAAGCAAGACCAGCACGAGGCTGATATTAACCATATAAAGCTTACTTATGTTACAAAAGAAGAATTTAAAGAGCTTAAATCCGATACGGCAACAAGTATGGACAAATTGCAAAAAGATGTCGAAGAAATCAAAGAAAACACTTTAAGTAAGGCTGATTTCTATCGTTCTCAGGCAAAAACAGACGATAAAATAGACAAGATTTACGATATGTTAATTGAACTCAATAAGAAAGGGTGAGTAAAGTGAACGATACAATTGCAAAAATGAGGGCTGGAAGATTTATTAAAAATAACGGTCGTGTATTGCGTACAATCAATTTGCTACGCTATAAATATGAAAAACTTGAAGAAGTTAAGTACGCTCTTGAAGATATGCCTGAAAACGAATATCTTGACAGCTTGAACTACTTATCAGAGGCAGGATATATACAGATGAGGCGTGTCACAAGCAAGCAGATTGCTGAGATTGCTGATGTTGACTATGTGCATCTTGAGGCAAAGCTGACAGAAAAAGGTATCAGATTACTTGCAGGAAAGCTTGAAGATGATTTGATTGAGGTGTAAGCTATGAGCCGCAAAAGAAGAATAGTTGGTTCTATTGACAAGCTCCAGCCAGCTCTTAAGGATACAGTAGACCAAATGCTGATGTCAGGTGAAAGTTATCGTGAGATATGCAAGTACCTTGCAAAAAACGAAGTTACACTCTCACAGGCAAGCGTGTGCAGATATGCAAAAAGATTTCTTGCTAATGCGGAACAGCTTCGCATTGCTCAAGAAAATTTCAGAATGATTTTAACTGAAACGGAGCGTTATCCTGACCTTGACCCTGCGGAGGCTATTTTAAGATTAGCAAGCCAAAAGGTTTATGATGCAGTGGCTGCACTTGATGATGAACACTGGAATGAGGTGTCGGCAGATAAATTGCTAAGTCAAGCAACGGCACTTGCAAGGGCGGTCGCTTACAAGAGGGGCATTGACACAAAGGTGAAAAGTGACGAGGAAATTGCTCTTGAAAGCAATCAAACTCTTTTGTATGAAACCCTCAAGCACGACAACCCTCGTCTATACAAAGAGCTGCAGGAGGAAATTATGCGTATCAAGCACAAAGTCAAAGGAGGTACTGCAAATGATGGAAAATAATAAATGGTATGTCTTGCAGGTGCAGACTGGTTCAGAGCTTGATGTACAAAAGGAATTACTCCGCAGAGGTGTTGAGGCGGTTGTTACGATTGAAAACAGACAGATACACAGAGCAAAGCAGTGGATAAGCAAGCAGTATATCGTATTTTCAGGCTATGTGTTTATTAGGATGATGTACTCTTGGTCGCAGTATTACATACTTTCAGGCATTAACGGAGTTATCCGCTTGCTTGGTGGCGGACATCAGCCTGAACCGCTCACACAATCAGAAACAGAATGGATATTAAGCTTAAACGATTTGCTGAAAGAACCGTCAGTACTCAAGCTAACGGAGAACAGTTACGAAGTTATAAGCGGAGTGTTGCTCGACTTAAAAGATAACATCATCAAAGTCGAAAGACACCACAGGCGTGCGGTTGTGAAACTGCATATCGCAGGACAGGAACAGATAATCAAATTGTCTTATGTATTACAAATGCCCGATAACAATGGGGATTGATTCGTCTCCTCGGAGGGAACGGCTGACATATTGCAGGAACACAGCAACCTAATTTCCGAACAAAATCAGGTTGCTGGGGGCGAAGCTATGTCCTGCAGTATGTCAGCCGTTTCTGTTATTTAAACTATGTTTAAGGAGTGATTAAATGTCGAATATAGACAAGGTTAGCAAGCTATTGGAATCAGTTGATAATAAACAATATTACGACATTGTTGCAGATTTGCAGAGCCTTGAACGCTCACTTGATATGCTTAAACGCAAGGACTTTCGCAGAAAACTAAAAGAACTAATAGAAAAATATCAGACAAGCGAAATTACAGAAATCAGAAAAGCACTTATTGAAAAATGCCGTGTTGGAGATACAAATGCCATAAGGCTATATCTCGATAGCTTTAAGCCAACATCATTTGAAACCGAAGATGATGGTCTAACGGCTGCACTCCTTGCTCGTGGTAAGGAGGTATTCGCTGATGAAAATTAAATCTTTCAGCGATAAGCAAGCTAAAGTTATGACTTGGTGGGCTAATGAAGCAATAAGTAAAAAGTATAATGCTGTAATAGCTGATGGTTCTATCCGTTCAGGCAAGACAATGAGTATGTCGCTTTCCTTTGTACTGTGGGCTATGACAAACTTTGATGGCTGTAACTTTGCTGTTTGTGGTAAAACAGTTGGTTCGTGCCGCAGAAATGTCATAAAACCACTTTTGGATATGATACGAAAGCGATATGTAATTCAGGACAAACGCTCGGAAAACCTTATTGTTATTCAGAAAGGTGAACGCTATAATTATTTTTATCTTTTTGGTGGTAAGGACGAATCAAGTCAGGACTTGATTCAGGGTATTACGCTTGCAGGCGTTATGCTTGATGAGGTTGCCCTTATGCCTCGTTCCTTTGTCGAACAGGCTTTAGGTCGTTGTTCCGTAACAGGCTCACGCTTTTGGTTCAACTGCAACCCTGACAATCCGTATCACTGGTTCTACCAAGAATGGATTCAAAAAGCAGATGAGAAAAAAGCCTTGTATCTGCATTTTACTATGGACGATAACTTGACTCTTTCCGAAGAAGTCAAAAGCCGATATTACAGCTTGTATACAGGCAACTTTTTTGAACGCTATATACTCGGTCGCTGGGTATCTGCTGACGGCTTGATTTATCCAATGTTCAGCAAAGAAAAATGCGTTGCTCCGACTGATGAGCGACACTACTCTCAATATTATGTCAGCATAGACTACGGTACATTGAACCCGTTTTCGGCAGGATTATGGGGAATGTGTGGCGGTGTATGGTATCGCATAAGAGAGTATTATTATGACGGAAGAAATAAAAAGGCACAGAAAACAGATGAGGAATATTACAGCGAGGTAGTTAAGCTAATTGACAGACTGCCAATAACGGCTATAATCGTTGACCCGTCGGCGGCAAGCTTTATCACTGTTATCCGCAAGCATGGCAGGTATACTGTCCATAAAGCCAATAATGCTGTACTTGATGGCATACGATTAACCGCCACTTGCATACAACAAGGCTTGATTATGTTTAATGACTGCTGTACAAATACATTTGCGGAGTTTGCAAGCTATGTCTGGGATACTCAGCACTCACAAAAAACAGGCGAAGACAAACCTTTGAAGGAACATGACCATGCAATGGACGATATACGCTATTTTTGTTCGACCGTACTTGCAAAGCACGGCTTGCCAGGCATTGTAAAACTCAGGAGGTAATATGCTTACAGATTTATCATTTTTAGAGCGTGGCAAGGCGTTTCCGCCAGACAGTGAAAGATATAGACTGGAAACATATCTTGACCACAGAAAATTGTTTGAAAACAACCACGCAGAAGTCTACAAGGAGCAGTTTCGCAGAATTGAAAGAGTAGTCGGCAATTTCGACAGAGTTGTATCATATGGAACTGTGTTTAACTATCAAAGACTGCTGAGTGTGAAAACCGCTGACCTTGTATTCGGCGAACCGCCAAAGGTTACTGTTGCCGATGATAACAAGCAAAAAGTTATTGACAAAATACTGCTTGATACAGATTTATTCGGCTGTGCATATATTAGTTGCATTGATGTATCACGCTATGGCGATGCTATTATGCTTTTATCATGCAACGATAAAGGTTTGCCAAGCATTGATGTGGTAAGTCCTGCAATGTGGTTTCCTGTTGTCAATCAAGATAATATAAGGCAGTTTCAATATCATATATTTGCTTGGGTATATCTTATTGATACAGCAAAAAAGCAATATGGGCTAAAGGTACAGATACATAAACCAGATGAGCCCGAAAAGTGCGAAGCTCATAATTATGAGCTTAATGGCAAACCAGGCAGCTTTAAAATTGGCAGAGAAATTACTCAAAAGCAGGAACTTAGCCTTGAAACCTCAATGCATACCTGCCCTGTTTATCGTATATCAAATCTGCTTACAAGTGACAATATATATGGTCATGATGATTATGAACCGATTGACAGTATTGTTGCTGAAATCATTGTCAGAGTATCGCAAATAAGCAAGGTACTTGATAAATTTGCAAGTCCAAGTATGACGGGTCCGCAATCAGCACTTGAAATGGACGAAGTAACAGGCAACTGGCGTTTAAAGGTTGGAGATTATTTCCCTTGTGATAGTGATACAGTAAAGCCAGAATATCTTGTCTGGGACGCAAGTATGGACGCAAATTTCAAGCAGATTGAGCTTCTCACAAATCAGCTTTATACAATTTCAGAAATGGGTTCTGCTGTGTTTGGTGATTTGACGAATAAGGCTGGTGATGTTCCAAGCGGTTCGGCTTTAAGACGATTGATGATGTCACCGCTTGCCAAGGCTCGGAGAATCGCAAACCGCTTTGACCCGATACTCAAAAAGCTTATATCAGCAAGTGCTGGAATCCTCGGAGTGGAAATTGTCCCCGAAGAAATCACTATTACGTGGCATGACGGCTTACCTGCCGACCCAGCAGAGGACGCTGAAATTATGTCAGTTCGTACAGGTGGAAAAGCTACATTATCGCAATATACAGCAATACAAAGGCTTGATGATATGTCGGCTGCTGATACAGATGCGGAGCTTGCTATGATACGCTCTGATGATATTGATTCAAGCGTTGGTTTAGAAGAAACTGCCCTTGAACCTATTGAGGGTATCTGATGAGTACACAGAAAAAATTGATTGAAACATATCAGAAAGCACAGAAAAAACTCGTTGAGATAATCAAGCGTAAACAGGCTTATGGCTCGGCAGCAGCTTATGAAAGGTCGCTTTTAAGGCAGATTCAAAAGGAGCTTAAAAAGCTGAAAAAATCTTCAAAAGCACTTGTTGAACAGCTCATCAAAGAAAACTACAAAACAGGCTTGCAAAACTTAATTGATGACTTACTAAAAGACAATACCGCACCAAGATTGTTTAATATGTTCAGCGAACTTAACATAAGTCAGATTGAACTTATTACTCAAAACGCTAATATCGACTTAAACAAGGCAATTAACATTGTTGGTCGCAGAGTTCAGGACGCAGTCAGAGAGGCAGGCGTTGAAGCGACAGCAGAAAAGCTCACAACAGGTCAGACAATCAGAGAAATGCAGAAGAATCTTCAGGATAAACTTAAACAGCAAAATCTGATAGCAGTAGAATATGCCAACGGTACGAAAATGCCGATTGAAAAATATGCCGAAACTGTTGCTCGCTCAACTACTGCAGAAACTCAAAATAAAGCTAAAGTCATACAAGGACAAGATTGGGGCTATGACCTTGTAAGATTTACGGAACACAGTCCTACTTGCGGGGTCTGCTCAATGTATCAAGGTCGTGTATATGCTCTCACGAAAGAAGCTGCCAATGGCAAATACAAAGGTTCTAAAGGTCAAGCATTGCATTTCCCCTATCTTTATGATACAGCTTTGATAAGCGGTTATAGTACTATACATCCAAACTGCCGTCACCGTCTGTCAGTATTGCCGGCAGGAGCTTATACTGCTGCTGAAATGGAGGAATTTTCCCGAAAAAGTATGCAGCCATTTGAAGATATGCGGTCGGACAAGGAACGCAAAGCGTATGCTCAAGAACAAGCAGTAAAGCGGAAGCGGAACGAGAGTCGCAAGCAGTATGAGAAAATCAAGACTGCTTTGCCAAATGACGCACCAAAAACATTTGCTACTTTTGTTAAGATGAAATCTGCAAAATCAGAGCGTTATAAAGAGCTTTTGAAAGATTATCGTACTGTAATTGGTATTGCAAAGGAGCAGGAAAGTGGTATAATAAATGATAGTAACAGTAATTATTATACAATTACCGATAAAGCTATAAATTCTGTTCCACTTGTAAAAGTTGATGGTTTTACAGATGAACAAAATTATTTACTTCAAGAAGCACATAAACAGTTGTTACAAAAAGCTAAGACAGAGAAACTTGGCGTAGAAATGTCAGCTGTATATGATATGGATATGAAGCAAATTGGTAAAACAAGAACAGAGCATAATGTAGGTCGTGTCGGAATTGATAATCCGAGCGAACCTTATATTGGAATACATAATCATGGTAGTGATGAGACCTTTAGTATATCCGATATTGAAGGTTTTATAAGAAGAAACAATATGAGAATGCTTACAGTTGTTGGAAGTAAAGGCTCTATTTACATTTTAAAGAAGTCTGATAAGTGTGATATAATAGGTTTTTTTGATCATTTATCTTCTGAAAAAGAAATTCCAATATTCAAAGGAAATACTTACAATGAAATTCTTAAGAGCAAGACATTTATTAGTGATTTGAATCCAGAAGAAACTGTAGCTTTAAAAAATATAATCAAACAATTTTCTCTTAATATTTTAAAGGAGGTTGAAAATTATGGAGTTAAATACTTACAGTTCCCAATTACCACCTGAAAAGATTGAAATATATAAACGCTATCTTGAAAAAGCAGAACCTTATACGCAAGAAGAATTTAACGAACTTGAATTAGACGGAGAATATGATCCTGACAGAATGAATGCGACTACAGCAAATATTATTCTTAATGGTGTTGAATATTAAAACTCCCTCATAAATGCCCTAAATCGCATTTAATTATTAGATGTAAAATTATCAGTCTAACAATTTATAAACGCTCTTAAACGGCTTATAAACGAATTTAAACGCATATATAACACAGGCAATAAGCGTACCTGCACTTTTATGGTGCAGGACGCTTTTTTATATTGCAAATTTTTTAATGAAAGGAATTTTTACTATGAGTGAAACAAACACAAATGCTTCAACAGAAACCGAAGCAAAAGCAGAACCACAGACGGCAGAACCACCAAAGCAGACACAGGTTGACCAAAATGCAGAAAAGCTCAGCACCTATGAAACAGCACTGAGAAAAATTTTTAAACTTGCTGACGGTGAGGAGCTTGGTGACATTGACGGCAAGCTGACAGAGCTTGAAGCGGAACACGAAAAACTTATTTCAGCAACAAAGGATAAGCTTATTACAGCAAGTCTTAATGCCCTTGATGGTTACAACACAAAACTACTTGCAAGGCTTATAGACAAAAGCAAGATTACAGTTGATGAAAACGGCAATATTACAGGACTTGAAGAAGCGGTAAAAGCTGTTTCAGACGAATTTCCTGCTGTTATTAAAAAGGAAGCTGCAAAGAAACCTTTTGTAGCAATTAACCCAGCACAGCAAACATCAACATCACAAACAATGAATGACCTCATTAGAAGTCACAGATAAAAAGGAGATTTTTATTATGGCAAACATTATTACAAGAACAGACGCAGAAGCTCTTATTCCAGTTGAATCAAGCAAAGAAATTATTCAGGCAGTACAGCATGAAAGTGCAGTTCTACAGCTTATGAAAAAGCTGCCAAATATGAGTTCAAAGCAGACTAAAATGCCGATTATGTCAGCACTACCCGTTGCCGGATTTGTAAACGGTGACAACGGCTTGAAACCTGTGTCCAGTGCATCATGGGAAAACAAGTACATTACCGCAGAGGAAATTGCTGTAATTATTCCAATTCCTGAAGCAGTACTTGATGATGCTGAATATGACATTTGGGCAGAGCTTAAACCTTCGATTATTTCAGCATTTGGAAAGGTCATTGATGGTGCTGTATTATTCTCGACCGAAAAGCCAACAAGCTGGCCAGACGGTATTGCAACATCAGCAATCACAAAGAAAAAGACGGTTACATATGGTACAGGCATTGACACAGCCGAGGATATTTCCGAGCTTATGGGACTTGTTGAAGCTGACGGCTTTGATGTTACAGGCTTTGCGGCAGAAATTGCTCTTAAATCATCTTTCAGAGGTTTGCGTGACAAAAATGGCGGTCTTATCTTTGCTCCAAGCTTGCAGGCGGATACACCATCAACCCTTTACGGTCAGGCAATCAATTATGTAAAAAACGGTTCTTGGGATAGCAGTAAGGTTAAGCTTATTGCCGGTGATTGGTCACAGGCGGTTTATGCAATGCGTCAGGATATGACATATAAGGTACTTGACCAGGCTGTCATCAGTGATGCAAGCGGTAAGATTTTGTACAATCTTGCTCAGCAGGATATGGTTGCTCTTAGATGTGTAATGCGTCTTGGCTGGCAGTTGCCTAACCCAGTTACACAACTCAATAGTACTGATACACGCTATCCGTTTGCGGCACTTGTACCAGCAGGTGAGTAATCATGCTTGAAAAGGGTATCAACAGTTATTTAAGCCTTGAAGAAGCAAACGAGCTTATTAAAGATGTCGATACATCTGGGAAATGGCGAGAGCTTACAGACGGCGAACGAAAGCAATATTTAATACTTGCTACTGTGCATATCGACAGCCTTATGCTTACATCTCGAAAACATAGTGCTGAACAAACTCTACAATTTCCGAGAGGAAGAAATTCGGAAGTACCGAGAGCAGTGCTTATGGCACAGGCTCTTGAAGCACTTACATTATCTGATACACAAGCAATGCAAAGAGATTCCTTGCGTGAACAGGGTGTAACTTCAATCAAACTCGGAAACACCAGTGAAAGCTATTCAGATGATTCCAACTCATCTTCTAAGCAAAATAATGAGCTTAAAAGTAAGGTCGCAATTTCGCTTATGCGACCGTATATTCTCGGTTCGGCGGTGATAGTATGAGTTTGTTCACTCCATACTTCAAAGATATTATCTCGGTGCAAAGGTATATCGGTGTCAACGATTTCGGTGACACCGAGTATGCCAAAGCTATTGAAATGAACTGCCGAATTGAATATAAAACGCAGGAGACGCTTGATTCAAAAGGCAACAAGGTTATAAGCACCGCAACGGTATATTCCGATGAATTTGTACCGCCACTTAGCATTATTACTGCCAACGACACCCGTTATACAGTTAAATCGTGTTCACCTATTACAAGTCTGATGGGAAACATTGACCATTATGAAGTAATTTTGTGAGGTGATTGCTATGGCAAAAAGACAGAATATTCCCGAAAGTGAATATCTCAAAGGACTGAATGAAGTCACAGAAAATATTCAGGAAGCCGTTGACAATATGGTGAGCGGTTCTGTTCAGGGACTTGCTGACGCACTTCTTTATGTCGCTTCTGAAAGTCAGCAAAGAGCACCAGTTGATACAGGTGACCTGCGTGGCAGTGTTGAGGTAAAAATTAATGGTGAAGATTACGCTTGCGGAGAAAAAGGCGGTGGTCTTACCGTAAACGGAAGCATTCCTAAAAATGCCGATATAGACAGAGTTGTTGGTGAGGTATCATACAACACCAAGTATGCCGCAAATCAGCACGAGCATACTGAATATGACCATCCTCGTGGCGGTCAAGCCAAATATCTTGAATCCGTTCTTGTTGAGGAAAAGGACAGAATACTTAAACTTATTGCAGGCGGAGTTATAAATGAAATGATGAATTAAAAGATAGGAGAATTTAATGCAACTTTTATAAATAAAATTTTCAATGCCGATTGTGTTGCAGGTATGAGTATGTATCCTGACAAAAGCATAGATATGATACTCTGCGACCTGCCTTACGGAGTTACAAACTGTCGATGGGATAGTATTATCCCGTTCGACTTACTGTGGAAGCAGTACAAACGCATCATTAAGGATAATGGTGCAATAGTGCTGACTGCTTGTCAACCTTTTACTACAAAACTTATATCCAGTCAGCCGAAGCTGTTTCGATACTGTTGGTACTGGATTAAGAATATGACAACAGGATTTGCATTCAGCAAGTTTCAGCCATTACGCTGTGTCGAGGATGTATGTGTATTTTACAAGCGTGCTCCGACATACAATCCGCAAGGTATTATAATTCATGATAAGCCTATTATTAGTCGTGGCAAAAAGGATAAAGGAAAAGGTAACAGCGTTTATCATTTCGATACACTTCAAAAGGATACAGTTACATATGTAACGAATTATCCCCGTCAGATACTCAATATTCCTTGCGAAAGAGGACTGCACCCGACACAAAAGCCTGTTAAGTTGTTTGAATATCTGATTAAGACATACACCAATCCGGGCGAACTTGTGCTTGATAACTGCATGGGAAGCGGTACAACCGCCGTTGCGTGTATAAATACAGGGCAAAAGTACACAGGCTTTGAATGGGACGAGCAATATTACAATGTCATACAAGAACGGCTTGCAAAATTAAGAGGTGATTAAATTGCACTATGCATTAAGAGAATACCTGTTAAGTAACGGTTACACAAATGTTTACTGCGACTTTATGCCCGATGCTTCAAAACAAATTGAAGCGATAAACCTCTCAAAGTGGGATCATACTGTTGCAGAAATCAATGATGGTTCGGGACTTACTTATATACAAATACAAGTACGCCGAGCAACTGCTGAGGAAGCATACAGAGTATGCTCCAGACTTTTTAACTTAATTGATAGCGGTACGGAAGAAACTGTTATCAATCTTACAGACAAAATCTTTTGTATTGCCCGTCCACGCCGAGGTGCTGTTATCCTTGAGCGTGGCGAGGGTTATACAACATACTACTGCGAAATTGCCCTATGGGGCGAAAACTAAATTTTAACTTTGAAAGGAAAAATTATTATGAAAAAATATCTTAAAGGCTTTGCAAATCTTGGATTTTTCGAGGTTCTCACAAATACGCTTTCCGCTTATGCCTGCGGTACTGACCGAGCAACCCTTATCGGTGCAAGTTCTTGTTCTCCGACCGACAATAAAACTGATTTTTCAATCCCTGCTGACGATGGCATTTATGACAGCGGTTCGGATTGGACAGATACAACGCTTGTCATAACTGTTTTAGAGGCTGACCTTGCTAATCTTGCACAACTTATCGGTGCTGAATTTGACACAGAACTCAAGGAAGGCACATTTGATGAACCGAATGAGGTTGCACTTACATTCTCGGCACTTCGCCGTGATGGCGGTTACAGACTTTATCGTTATTTCTGTTGCAAGTGTACAGGCTACAAGGTCACACATAACACAAAGGGTACAAATAACGATGCACAGTCCTATGAACTTACATTCAAGTGTACACCGAGAGAGATTGACCATCTTATCCGCACAACAAAGGACATCAACAAAGGTGAAACTCTTGCATACATTAATTCAATGGAGGATGCATAATGTTCTTCAAAAAAGACAAAAGCATACATATGAGTATTCCGAAGTCTTATGAACTTTACGGAGTTACAATACGCAAACTGCCGATAGCGAAGTATATCGCCGTCTTGAGAGAGGTTAATGACCTTCCCTCTCTCTTGCTCGGTGAACTGTTTCCCGAAGGTAGTAATCTGAATGACTCTCTTGAAAGGCTTCAGAATCTCGACAGAAGCACAACGCTTGCACTTATTGGCAGATTGCTGAAAGTCGTTCCTGAGGAATTTTGTAAGATACTTTCAGAGCTTCTTGAAATTCCCGAAGAACGTCTGCTTGACCCATATTGTGAAAATCCGCTCTCACTTTCAGAACTTGCTGAAATTATTGAAGCCTTTTGGAAGGTTAACGATATGTCGGATTTTTTGATGACCGTGCAGAGCCTGAGCAGGAGAGCAGCTCCGACACGGTCGAAAGCGAATACTGGCTTCAGCGATGGCTCGCAATAGCTCAGAGCGTAGGAATAAGCAAAACCGAAATGCTCGAAAACTATTATTACGATGAATTTATCGCTATGCTCGATGCCTATAACGATATGCACCGCATAGATAAAGACGATAATAGCGGAAAAGAGTACTACGCTGACGAAATATAGCATTCTATACAAATAATAACCACAAAACTTTTATATTGCCATAGGCTAAAATTCATTGACCGAAAACAATACTTATGGTAATATATGGGTGAGGTGATTATTTATGAAAAAAACTATTTTGTTAATTTTATCTTTTGTTATCTTGTTATGTTGTATTTGCTTTTCGGGGTGTAATAATCAGTCTAATAAAAGTCCTTCAGACCAAATTAAAGACGAAATGATAAAAGCTGAAGAAGTAAAAACAGCACTTGTGGAAGCTGGATATAGTAAAGCGCATACATCATCAATATGTGTATATTTGGATAGTACTGAAACAGATACTATTTGGGTAACAAATCTTTACGGGGACTTTCTTCCTGATTTGGATTTCAAAAATGAAAGAGATGATATTCCACAAATTTTAGATGCAGTTATGCCGTTATATGATAAAGAATATACGCAAGGTGATGGCAAAAAGATTATCAATAGATTAAAGGATTGCCGCATAATATACGACGGTGAAATTCACTGTGGGGAAATAACCTTTAAAAATTTAAAATACCATGAATTTTTAGATGAAACAAACAGCTTTACTGATTGTATTATGGTAAAAAAATCTGAAACTTAAGATTTTAAGCACTCTCATATGAGGGTGCTTTTAATTTACTCATTTTTAATAAACGGAGATGATTAAATGGCAGATGAAATAGACGCTGGTAAAATTGTTGCTGAGATAGTGCTTGAAACTCAGCAGGCAAGAGAAAATGCAGAGGAAATAACCGAAACACTTGATAACATTGCTTCTAAGGTTATAAAGCCACAAATTGACTACGAAACACTTAGTTATATAAAAGGCTCTCTCGAAAAGATGGGTATAACAGGACAAGAAATGGTTGATACACTTAATACAGGTTTCGGAAATATTACAGGAGCAAAAAAATATTGTGTTGCATTAGAAGAAATTGCTTTGAAGATAGATGAATGCAGAACCAAAATGCAAGCCTTGAATGTTGGAGATAATATTGATAGTGGAGCAGTAGAAAACTACAGTGACACACTTACACAGCTTGAGGAACAATATGATAAGGTTTTAGCAAAGCTGGATGCTTATGTTGCTAAAACTGTAGCTACTGTTCAAAAAACTAAGGATATTGAGAATGAAATCAATAAACTTTCTGGTCTAAATACACCCACAGTAGTTGACAATAGCACAATGCTTAAAGCTCAGTCATACGAGGACACGATAGTATACATACAAGGAGTTCTTGAAAAGCTAAAGATAACAGGTAAAGATGCGGATCATATTATTTCAGCGTGTTTTCAAGATGTTTCGAGTTTAAGAAAATACCAAAATGAACTTGAAGTTATTGCAAGTAAACTTGATACAGAACGCAAAAAATATCAAGAACTTTCTGACGCAAGGTATAGAGCGGAAAAGCGAGGTGATTATTCATCTGTAGATAAAATAACATCTGCAATGGATAATCAAGTCAATAAAATAAAAACGCTTGAGGCTCAATTTGATTCCGTTTACGAAAAGCAGGACAATGCTGTAAAGAAAACTGTAACAGCATATCAAAAACAAAGCAGTGCCGCTCAAAGTGCACAGGTTAAGCAAGACAAGCTGAATGAAGCACTTGATAACAAGCAGGCAGGAAAGAATTTTGCAGGCGGTATTAACCTTGCGACAACTTCCCTCAGAACATTTAATTCTATTGCTCCTGACGCTGTTGATGGTATAGGCGAGATTATAACACAGGTAAATGCTGCTAAACAGGCAATGACAGCAGGAGCTTCTGCACCACTTGCTTGGGGTACTGCTATTGTAGCAGGTATTGGAGTTGTTGCAAGTCTTGTTATAAATGAAATACAAAAGGTTCAGCAAGCAGAGGAGGAGGCTCGCCAAAAGGCGGTAGAAGCGGCTTCTGAGTACAAGGAAAATGTTGAAACTCTGAATAGTACGAGCGAACAATTTGTATCTTTGCGTTCAAAACTTGACAATGTTAATATATCCCGTCAGGAAGAAATTGAAACAAAGAAAGAACTATATCAACTTCAAGAGGAACTCGTTAAAAAGTATGGTTCGGAAGCAAACGCTATTGACACTGTAACAGGAAGTATTCAAGAACAAAAGCAAGCAATTGAAGAACTTCGAAAAGCTGAAGCACAAAGCCTTTTACTTAAATCGGGAGATGAATACGAAAAATATAAGTCTGAAATGAAATCAAAGCAAGAGTATAAACTGTATTCATATAGTGGTACGATAACTCCGGCTATTGATGAAATAAAAAATGAACTAAGTAAGAATCAAAATATAGAGATTAAAGACGGCTGGTCTAAGGGTTTATTTTCAACCCAATTTTCTGTTTCTTTAAAAATAAACGGTGAAGATGCAGAAAATGAAATGAAAGAAATTTCGAAGAATTTTCGTGAACTTAAAGAAAAATACCTTAACGACGGAGATGAAGAGAGTGCAGATACAATCCAAACTTTTCTTAATCAACTGTCACAAGCAAGTCGAACATATATTGATGAAGCCTATAAAAAAAGGTTAGAAGTATATAATCAATGTAAGCAAGCCGAAGAAATTTTAAACGGTACAGCCGAAGATACAGAAAAAACTCAAAAGAGTCTTTCCGAAACAATAAACGATACTATGAGCAATAGTATTGATAAAGTTGAGGAATATTCTAACGCTATGTCCGATTTATCATCAGCATATCAAACTGTCAGTAGTGGCGAAAAGCTTAATGCCGACAGTCTTAGTCAGCTTATAGAAAAATATCCTGAACTCGCTGAATATGTCAACCAAACAGGCGACCTCACACTTAAAAACGGTGAGAAAATAAAGGAAGTGTTTGAAAGTCAAAAGAAATCTCTGATTTCTACCCTTGAAGAAGAAAAAAGGGAGCTTGAAAAACAATCAAACTCTTATGCAGGAATGTCTATATTCAGGGAGGAACAGAAGCAGATTAAAGACCGTATAAGCGAAATTAATGCCGAACTTGCAATATATAACAGCGAACTTACAGAACTTAATGAAAACTCAGCCTCTGTTGACTGGTCAGAAACAGCGAGCGAGGTTAAGAACCTTGCCTCAGCTTATCAGACACTCAACGAGGGCAAACAGCTTGATATTGATACGATGATAAGCCTTATTGATAAATATCCCGAGGTTGCCGCAGCTATGGCTAAAGAAGGTCAGCTCGGTAAGGAACAAGCTGATGTATTCAAACAACTTTTCAAGGCAAAGAAAAATGATTATATCCTTACTCAACAGCGTACAATAGCTAATCTTCAGGCGAGTGCAGATGAAACTAAAGGCGTTATAAATAATATACAATCACAAATAAATGCATATAAAATGCTTGGTCAGGTTATGGGTATGTCGGCAATTGCTAACCTTGCAACAAATGCTTTGAGTGCTACTCTTGCGAAAAATCAGCAAGAATATAATAAGATTCAGCAAAATATCAAACAGGCTCAGGCTCGTATTAATGCTGTAAAAAATCTTAATGTAAACACTTATGGCAACTCGTCAGGCAGGAGCGGTTCTGATACAAATACTGCTCTTGCGAATGAGCTTAAACAGCTTGAACATAAAAAAGCTATCGGTCAGCTTAATTCTCAGCAGGAATACAACTGGCTTGTGCGTATAAACAATAAGTACAGCAAAAATGCTGATGAGCAGATGGATATGGAAAAGCGTTTATATAATGCCAAAAAACAAATGCAGGCTGACGAAGAGGCTGCTAATACAAAAGCTTTACAAGCAGCATATAAAGGTATTGAAAATAAAAAATCTCTTGGAAAGATGAATTCTCAGCAGGAGCTAAGACAACTTGAGCAAATAAGGCAAAAATATAAGATGACCGCCGAGGAGCGTATGGAGCTTGAGATTAAAATATACAACCTCAAAAAATCGCTCAAGGACGATGAAATCAGTAGCATAAACACTCTCGCCGACGCCGTTACAGAAGCTTTGAAAGAAAAATATGAGGAACAGCGTAAAATTGAGGAGGAAAGAATAAATGATTCCATCGAAAGCTGGCAGAAATGGGAGGACAAAACTGTTACTGCTATTCAGGGCGAGATTGACGCACTCGATGAGCTTGCGGATAAGCAGGAGAGCGAAAACAAACGGCAGGAATACGAGAATAAGCGTCAACAAACCGAACTTCAATTAGCTTACGAAAAGGACGATTATAATCGCCAACAGCTACAAAAGGAGTTAAATCGACTTGATAAAGAAGAAGCTGAACGACTTGCCGAGGAACAGCGTGAGGCTCAGAAGAAAGTCTTACAAGGCAGGATTGAAGCTGTTAAGGGACAATCTCAGGCAACTCAGGAACGCTTGAAAAAGGAACTTGATGAGGTCAGCGAAAAGTATGATAAGCTGACAGATTCATTCTCGCTAAAGGCACAGGCACAGAAGTTTATTGCGGATAGTACGCAAAAACAGATTATAAGTCTGATAAAATCCTATGCGTCTGATTATGAGATTGCTGGAAATACAGTTGGTGATGCACTCTATAACGGCATGAAAGCCAAGATGGATAATATAGAGGCATATGTTGACGGGATTTTCGGGAAGATTGAGGCTTATCAAAGACGAATGGCGAATACCGCTAATGCCTCGGCGGATAGGTTCTGGGCAAGCCAAAATTCTCCACAAGCTTTTCAAAAACAGACCGCTTCAAAATCGGTTACAGTACAGCAAACAGTTAATTTCAATCAGCCGGTTGAAAGCCCTGTTGAAACACGCCGTCAGCTTGACAGGACGAATCAGGCTTTAGCAAAACAAATTTCAAGTGGCATTTAATCAATCTATAAACAAGCATTAAAGACTGTTTAAGGTCTTATTTTTTTGCACTTTTTATCTTTGAGGAGGTGGTTAAAACGCAAAAAATGATTTATGTTCCGCCTGATGGCAGTTATTCCAATCCGTCTACATATGTTTATTTAACAGCAAATGAGCCATATATACTATCAAGCGTTACCGGTGTTGGCGGAGTTGAGGCAAGCGTTATCTCAAGCACTATCCCTGGTATGGATGGTGCTTATTTTCAAGGCATAAGGATTGAGCCGAGAAAAATCCCCTGCACTGTCTATGTTAAAGGTAAGGACAGACAGGATATGTACGCACAAAGATATAACCTAATTCGCAGGCTTACTCCAACAAAGAAGCTCGGCTGGCTGTATTACCGTAATGATTACATTCATGTTCGCACACAGGCTATTCCATCTGTTCCTCCTGATTTTATAGAGCGTATTCGCAATTACAATAAAGCCGATATTTCGTTTTGGTGTCCCTTTCCACATTGGCGTTCACTTTCAAGCAAAAGCGAGGAAATCGGTTACATAAAGGGCGAGGGCTTCAAGTTCCCGTTTTCTTTCCCAATTAAGTTTGCCAACCTAAAAAACGAGGTCACGGTTGATTATCAAGGCTCTGTCCCTGCTCCTGTTACAATAACAATTTATGGCTCGGCAGCTAAGCCTAAAATAACAAACAAAACCACAGGCAAATATATCGCTGTCGAGCAAGGTTTAACCGAAACACAAAGGCTTGTTATCGTCACAACAAGAGGCAGTAAAAGCGTAAAAATTGCAGAAACAGGTAAAAGTACAAAGGACGCTTTTCAATATATTGACCCTGCTTCTGTGTTCTGGGAGCTTCAACCGGGCGAGAATGTCATAAGCTACGATAGTGGCGATGACAGCCAAAAAACAGCGGTTAAGATAGTTTATAGTGAATTTTATTCGGGGGTTTGATATGGAAATACCAAGTATTAAGATTCTTTCGCCAAGCCTGCAATTACTAAATGAAATAGATTTGTATACCAGCTTACAGCTTACCCGTTCTTGGCAGGGAGTCGGCTCTTTTGAACTGCATATAATCGGAAATCAAAAAAACATCGAAAAAGGCAACCTGATTATGCTCGGCAATGACGGACACCGTTCAGGCATAATCAGAGCAATAACGAAAACCGTTGATTCCTCAGGAATAATGACAACTGTAACAGGTCAAACCTTGGACGGAATTACAACCCAGCGTGTGATAATTCCGTCAACGAACTCGAAAAATGGCGGTTACCTTGCTTTGCCGAGTGCGACATCGTCAAGCAAAACACTTCCAGCTGAAACGATTATTAAAGTTTTTGCAGGTGCTTGCCTCGGCTCGGATACGTCAAGGGCATCATATTATGCCCTTGATGAGAATCGCAGGACAGATATATACATAGCTCCGACAAAGGGGCGGGGAATACAAACGAATTGGCTCTCAAGATATGACCCATTGAATGAGATTTTACAATCGGTTTCGGAATACTGTGACTGCGGTTGGGAGATATACATAGACCTCGATAATCGCAGACTTGTATTTGATTATGTTTCGGGTGTTGACCGTTCGGTTAATCAAAACGACAACAGCAGAGTTATTCTTTCGAGGGACTATGAGAGTATTGACAGTCTGACTTATACATACGATATGTCTGGCTACAAAAATCTCGCCTACTGTGGCGGGATTGGAGAGGACTTTAACCGACTATATCTTGCAGTTACGAATAATTCTTCTACACCAACGGGCTTAAACCGTTTTGAGGTGTTTGAAGACTGCGGAAGTCTTGAAATTGCCGATACGGATACGGCTATTTCGCTCTCTGCTGAGGGCAAGCACAAGCTCAAAGAATACAAACTTACAGAAACACTCACAGCAGAAATAGCACAGGGCGGTTCTTTTGAGTATCTAAAGCACTGGAATTTGGGTGATTTGGTGACAGTCAGCGACCGAGAAATCGGTCTTATGCAGGATTTACGCATTACAGAAGTAAGCGAAAGCTATGAGCCTGACAGTTCAAAAATAACGGTTACGCTCGGAACTGCTCCTGAAAGGCTGTCACGGATTATCAAAAAGTTCAAGCCAACAATCAGATAAGGAGGTGATAAAATGGCTGAAAAATCAAGATTTTTTAATAGTACAACGAGTGATGAAAGACTTTATGACGCTGCCGATATGGCTGAGGTCTGGAATACATTTTTTACAAACGGTGTTATTTCGGGGCTTGAGGTGAGTTCAACATCGAGTGGTTTATCAGTGGGTGCAGGCTCAGCTATTATCAACGGTTATTGGTACAAGCTCGATTCTGTAAAAACGCTTGCAATAGCTTCAGGCACATCAGAGCATACGGACACCGTTGTTTTAAGGCTCGACTTAGGAAGCGAGGCAAGGAATATTACAGCCGTATATAAATCGGGTACATCTCTTACAAAAACAGGAGATATTTACGAGATACCGCTTGCACAGGTTACAGTTTCGGCAAACTCGACAACAGCTAAATCTGTGGAAGATAAGCGGGAATTTTCTAAAATTGCGGGTAAGGCTGACATAAGCACTTCAGAAATTCTTGAAAAACTGCTGACTATTGACGGGTCAGGCTCTAAACTCGATTCCGACCTGCTCGACGGTCAGCATGGCTCATATTACAGCAATTATGTGAATCTGAGCAACAAGCCTATTCGCTACGGCACAGCTGAGCCAAGTTCGGCAGTCGGTAATAACGGCGATATTTATATTCAGTATTAGGAGGTGTAAAAATGGCTGAATTACAGGCAACATATACAATGCCGACAAGCCCTGCGATTAGATTCACTGTATCTGCTGAAACTAAACGCAGTGGCTCAACTGTTTACTATCGTTTTAAAATAAGCACAGCACCGATTACGGGAGCAAGTTATTTCGGCTATAACCTTAAATGTACAGCTACTCTTGCGGGCAAGACAGTCGCAAGCGGTGTTACTCTCAAGGACGCTTCACCTTCACAGTGGTCTTCACCATTGGTAAAATATCTGCCCTCAAGCACAGGATGGTACAGTGTAACGGGAATAACCTCAGCAACTACTGTTTCAGCAAGTATTAAATTCTACTCTTCACAGGTTTCCGCAAGCATATCAAGCGGAAACCGCACACTTGCAGTACCAGCGGGTACAGCTCCGAGCAATGTAAAGGCAACGCTTAGCTCAAGCTCAGGTTTAAGCACTCGGACTTTGACTATAAGTGCCTCGTGTTCATGGGGCGACAGCGGAGCAGGAAAGTACACCTATCAACACAGCAGTGACAATATGTCTTGGAAGACAATCTCAACTACAACAGCTAAATCGGTAAGCTTTACACCGTCCGCAAATTGCTACACGAACGGCAGTGTAATATATTTCCGTGTTCGTGCGACCAATTCCCGTGGACTTACCTCGACAAGTAGCAGTGCCAAATATACTTGTGCATCATCCCCTGCTGTGCCGAAGAATCTTAAGCTTTTATCTGCCTCAGGCAAGCGTACCGACCCGATAACAATTACCTGGTCTGGCACAACCTCATATTACGAGGTAAGGGTAAGATATAGCTCTGACGGAGGTAAATCGTGGACATCCTGGGCAAAGCTTGACCCTACAACCGCACAAACGAAAACCACTACACCAAGCAACTATACCGCTTTTACTGTTTATGATTCGACAGGAATATTACAGTATGCTGTAAGAGCGAAAAACAGCTATGGTTTATATTCAGACTGGTCAAGCTCTGCTGCATATTCAGTTTTACCGTCTGTTACAACAGATAACCTAAGGCTGAAAGTAAGTGGTGATTGGAAAACATCAAAGGCTGTTTATGTAAAAATAAACGGCGAATGGCATAAAGCCAAGAAGATATTCATTAAAGCTAATGGAGCTTGGAAAACTAAATCATAAATGGAGGAAATACTATGCAAATACCACATTACGCATTGACCTTGAATGTTAATGCACAGAAAAGTACACAGACAATTATTGCAAAGCAGTATGATGACAAATCAAGATATATTGACATTGTTCTTACTGCTGATAGCAAGCCTATTGTTTTGAACAAAGAGCGTGTAACGCTTACGGCATATGATAAAAAAGCAAATAAAACTATTGCTCTTAAAGATTGCTCGATAGTCGATAGCGTTATTGTTGCTGAACTGACAGCGAATATTCTTTCTACAGCAACAACTCTTGAGTGTGAAATTACTGTATATGGCACAAATAAAGAGATTTTAACATCTGCGAAATTTAATTGTGTTGTTGATGCAAAACTTTCAACCGAAGTTGTCGAGCGTGAAAATGATTTCAGTGCTTTGCAGACAGCCCTTTCTGATGTTGCCTCAACAAGCAACAGAATAAATGAAGTTTCAAGCCGAATACAGCCAATTACGCTTGGTGGCACAGGTGCAACAAAAGCATATGAGGCAACGCAAAATATAAAATCACTCTATCTTGGAGCAATTACAACTCTTCCAACGGGTTCTAATCTTGACGATTATATAACAGATGGAACATATGACATAGGTGCTTCGGTCTCAGCAGATATTAAAAATGCACCTGTTACAGGTAGTACATATAAGCTGATTGTTATGCATATTGTAGCTTCGTCGCTTACACAGCAAATAGCTATTGTGCCAGGGAAAAACTCTTTGTTTATGCGTAACTGTTCAAGCGGAACTTGGTCAGCATGGACAAAGATTGTATCGTATAATCCGCAAATTGACGAGGTTGGCACTTGGAACCCTGTACTTGATGGAGATGGCACAATTACTGTAAAAAATGCTGACTATGTTTATAATGGCAACACTATAATGATTACAGTTACAATAACAGCAGGAAGTGATATAACGGGTACATCTTTGACAGTTACAGGCTTACCAATTATCGCAAAAAGAGCAGTTGCAGCAACAGCATATATAAATGGAAGCAGTGCAAGTGTAGCAAGTATAAATGGTACTGGAATATTAGTTAAGTCTGACTCATCTCTTGCAAATAAATCAATAACAGTTACAGGCACATATTTAGTTTAATTTTGGAGGTTTTATTATTATTATGGAAATTAAGAATGTTATTACAGTAGATAATCTTACAACATTAAGCGTATCAGTTAAAACTCAGCGTGTACTTATCGAGGATAACGATATAGAAACTGCTCTCGGTTTGCCTTCACGCAAGGCTTACACTAATTCAAATGACGGTCGTACAGAGCTTGCCGCAGAAGTTCCTGAACCTTATTTCAGCGGTATTATTGCTGTTTGGGGTGAAGGGCTTGCTGAAAAATGAGTGATATTATTAATATTGATGATTTATATGGTAATCAGCGTGAAATTGCTGAGGTTATCGGTATTGATAATTACATCAAACTTTCAAAGTATTTTGGTGGTGAAGATTCTTTATATATACAAAAAATATTCTGAACTTGTCAAAATATCTCGAAATAATGAAATACGAAAATTGCGTAAGAAAGGATACAGTGCATCAAAACTTGCGAAAATGTATAACTTATCAACAAGATATATCCGTATGATTTGTAAACTTAAGGAGGATTTTTAGATGGATTTTTTAGAATTTGTTAAACCAGAACTAATGATACTTGTACCAGTATTATATTTGATTGGTATAGCACTTAAAAAGTGTATAATACCTGACAAGTATATACCTATTATACTTGGTTGTGCCGGCATTATTTTATCTACAATATACTTGCTGTCTGTTATTCAGATAACATCTGTGCAGGATGTCTGGAATGCAATTTTTGCAGCAATTACACAAGGTATTCTCTGTGCTGGAGCAAGTGTTTATGCAAATCAAATCTATAAGCAAATAAAAAAGGATAATTGATATGACACTATATATTAAGCACAATGGCGAATGGAAAAAACAAAAAATATAAAAGTGAGGTAATTTACAATGACAGACGCAATCAGAAAACAAATTATCAAAGCTCTTGCTTACAACAAGACTAAAGAAGAAATCAAAGAGTGCATGAATGTATCTGATGAAGATATTGACAGCATAACATCTACAGAAATATCTGATGAGCAGAAATATTACAAAGAAATGGGGTATCTACAGTGAAAGAAAAATTGATTGATGTATCGACTTGGAATGGCAATATCGACTGGGATAAGGTCTATAAATCAGGCGTAAGATACGCTATGATTCGTTCGAGCTTTGGCATAGAAAATCCTAATCAAATTGACAACAAATTCGTCAGAAACATAGAAAATGCTATTAAAGTGGGCATCAAATGCGGT